TTATTCCACCCCCGCATTGATTGCCCGACGCATTCCGTCACCCAGCAGGTTAATCAGTAAGACGCTGACCAGAATGGCCGCACCAGGCAGCATCACTGACCAGGGCGCGACATAAACCAGCTCCAGCGAGTCGCCAAGCATGGCACCCCATTCCGGTGACGGCAACTGTGCACCTAAATCGAGAAAGCCCAACGCGGCGATGTCCAAGACAGCCATCGACAGGGCGCGGGTGAATTCAGTCACCAGGACGGCCACAATATTCGGTAATACCGCATAGCGCAGGATCTGCCAGGTCGAGGCTCCGTCCAGACGGACGGCGATAACATACTCTTTTTCCAATTCATCATGCACCGCGCTGTAAATGGTGCGTGCAATCCGCGGTAAAAGTGCCAGCCAGACGGCAAGCATGGCGTGTTCCAGCTTTGGCCCAAGGAAGGCGACGACAATAATCGCCAGCAGCAGCGAGGGAATGGAAAGCAGCGTATCGAGAATATGGTTGAGAATGGCAGACTTTAGGCCACGGGTTATTCCTGCCAGTACACCAATAATCACGCCGAATAATGCCGCCGCCAGTGTGATAACAATGGCTCCGCCAATGGTTGGTGCCGCACCGGTGAGAATACGGCTGAGTAAATCCCTGCCGAGATCGTCGGTACCGAGGAAAAATGCCACGTTACCATTGCGCGACCACGAAGGTGGCAGCAACTGGGAACCGAGGAACTGTTGGTCCAACGCATAGGGTGCCAGCAGGTGTCCAAAGATGCATAAAAACAGTAGCCCGAGGAGGCCATAGAAGCCAATCATCGACAACGTGTCGCGATAGAAAATGTCCCACATCTGGCGGAACGGGCTTGGCATCTGTTTTTCGCGGTATACGTTATCGTAGGGCATCTGTTTTCACTTGAATTCTTTGTTTGTTAGTTTGTTCTGATTTGATTTGTATAATCATATCATTGCCTTAGGTACATAGCTTGCTTCAAGATGATTTGTTGTGATTTAGCTTGTGTACCTTCAATTTGTGATTTTTGTGTACACTCATGTGTATATGAAAGGAGTGTACACATTGCTTACAGATACCAAACTCAGAAAGTCACTTGGAAAGCGCCGAGACAAAGTAGAGGTAATCTCTGATGCACAGGGACTGAACGTCAGGCTTTCAGTTTCCGGTGGTATAACATTTTTCTATCGCTACCGTTGGGAAGATAAACCAGTGCAGTTAAGCATAGGTGATTATCCTTCTATAACACTGTCGCAAGCAAGGGAACGTAGGCAGCAATTTCGCGCATGGCTCACAGAGGGTTACGATCCCCGCCGCCAGGTTAAGTTGGAGAAACAACAAAAAACGGAAGCTCTTACAGTGGAGGAAGCCTTTACCTATTGGGAAACGTATTACTGCAAACCTGAAGGGATAGTCAAAATAAAGGTAAATCGCCAAAATTTTGACAACCATGTCAAACCTGTTCTTGGAAACATGATAGTCAATCAGACAACAAAATTGCACTGGCTCAGTTTGTTCGATCAGATGGGAAGGCGTGTAGTGACAGGAAACGTTCTCGGTTTAATGCAGCGAGCATTCAGATTCTGCTCAAATCGCGATGTTATAGATTTTAATCCGATTGAATCGTTGAAAAGATCAGACGTTGGTTTGACTGCTGCGATGAAAGACCGAAAGCTTTCAGATGATGAGATCCGGGTCCTTTGGAATGCTTTAGATGGGATGCCCCCATCCCAGCAGCTTGTAATACGTTTTCTGTTATTGACCGGCTGTCGGAGTACAGAAATACGCACTGCTAAATGGGAGTGGTTCGATTACAAAGAGAAAACTTGGACGGTTCCAGCCAGTGAATATAAGACTGGTAGAACGGTTCGTCGGGCACTTCCCGACAGTGTTATTTTTTTGCTAGAAGAGCATCAGAAATGGTCAATGACAAACCATGTTCTGACTCCCCCTCATTTTAAAAATCGTGAAGACAAACCGCCTTCACAGCCGCGTGTAGCTGCCTACTCGGCGCAAGTGATCAGTAAAACGGGGATGAAGAATTGGTCTCTTCATGACTTGAGGAGAACGGTTGCGACACGCCTTTCAGAACTCGGCGCACCGCCCCACGTTATCGAGAAGCTACTCGGCCACCAGATGGGGGGCGTTATGGCTCGCTATAACCTTCACGACTATCTGGCAGATCAGCACCAGTGGCTGACTGTGTGGCTTGAACATCTTGAGAAGGTTGTTGGCCGGCCACTGACACCGCGTTAACTTCTTCCTCCCACTGCAGCAAGTCGGTTTTTCTCCAGCGCTTCGGACTGCCAGCAATTTTTGGCGGCGGAAAGGGGCGCTTAAAACTGGCTGGCATTCTTGCGGGTGTGCTCCAGAAGTAAAGAGTGCTGCGTGAAATTTTATAACGAGCTAAAACATCACTGGTCAGCATAATTTCATCAGTGGCTGCATTACTGGCGTTTACGTTATTCATCTCACACAGCTCCTATTGGTTTCTGGCCCATACGATTACTCCACTTTGGTTAATTTTCTGCTGCGCACAGAATCACTAATTATTCAGTTTTCTGGCCCGGCCGTAATAATTTCCAGCCCGCCACCAGGGAATTTTTGCTGCTGGTTGCATTGAGGAAGCAAACTCAACTGGCACAAACCACAGGTGCACCATTCTTTTCACGTAAGCCCTACCGACTAAAGCAGAACGCTGCGCCTTAGTCATTCCAACAAGAGATTTCTTCATCGATACATTCATCTATTTCATCAACAGAAAGTGCTCGAGCATCTATATGTGAGACCGGACATCGTATTGAGGTGGCCGACAAGCTCGATATTTCTCATGGATGCTCTCCCTGCAGTAATTTCGCGTTTCTCGTTATGGTGGAGTAAGGCCGGTCCAATACTGCGGCAATACGCTTAAGCGATAACCGGCCAAGTGATTGCTTGATGAATGCCTTATCGTCTTCTGAAAGTTGGCACTGGCCATGCCCGCCGCGATTATTTCGACGCTTAGGGCCGGTTGTCCGTTTATAAATGTCAGCAGCGCGATGTGCAGCCGGAGCACTTAATCTGATTAAAGCCACAGCCATGAGCTCTGATAACTCTGCATATCGTCCGTTGAGCACGAATTTCTTCCACTCCTCCCAGTTCTGAACAACTAAGCGCCATTCACGGGAATACATGGACATTCGATTAAGCTCGTCCGCCAGCAGCGGGAAGTCTTTCAGCATGCTGTAGCAGTTACAGAATTCGCGGGCGTTGGTCGGGTGAACGTTTGGAAAAGGGCAGGTGATGATCCCCTGACTCAGTACCCATGACATGAACATCGCCGCTGAATAATTATTGGTTTTCATATGTATCGAATAACCTCTTTGCTGATTTCAGGTTGAGCGAATCCCTTGCCAGTGATGGCAATTAAATTTCAGTGGACAGAAACAAATATCGCCCCGGTGCGCAGGGCGTCTTATTTACTGCGGGTTAATTTCTTTTTCCTGCGGCTTATAGCTCAGCAGAACGCACAGAGTATTGATAACGCTGGTCAGCAACATCGTTGTTACGGCAGCCTCATGGCGCCAGCGGTACGGCAGGTCGTCTTCGTCGTTTTCTGCCAGTTCGCGGAGATCCACACGTTTGAAGTGGAAGTTTTCGGTCAGCAGGAAACTCACGTCGCCATAACGCAGATTGATGGAATCGACGATATAACCACTCAACAGATTTTCGCGAAGCTCATCTCGGATGTTGTCGATGTCAACTGAGTATTTAATGACTTCTTTCTGCTCGAATTTGCGTGAAAGTTGGGTGAAATCGCCAATTTGAAAACCGTCGAAAGCTTGTTGATCGCCATCCAGAAATGCTTTCAATTTGGTGCTGAGGCCATGTTTGATATCGCTGATATGGATGGTTTCAGTCTTCACGGAACCAACAGCTTTGACCAGGTAGCCAACCAGAACACCGGCGTAATGCTTGCTGCCCGTCGCAACGATCAGCAGATGGTGCTCAATGTTATAGAACGCATTCAGTACGGTGGTTTTTACGAATGCCTGTTTGCAGAAGTCCTGTAAAACCATATCTTTGATATTGAGTTTTTCAGCGCGCTTTAATTTTGAACCCATTTGCAGCTCGATTGTGTCCACGCGCTCCTGAACTTCCTTTCTTACCGCAGCGCCTGGAATGATTTTCTCATCGATACGCAGGGACAGAGACAGGCCGCCTTCAAACGGCGTAACCAACTCGGCGGTGATCGGGTTCGGAATAAAGCCGACGCGCGCCATTTCCACCTCACCAATTTCAGAGAACAGGAATTCGTTCAGGTGACCGGCCAGCAGTTCGGCGGCTGGTAATTCAGCTTTGTAGACGATGGCATTTTTGATTGTCGCTAATTTCATTTTGCACTCCACACGATTTTGAATGAGTCATTTTCCTGACAAAAAATGATCCCCTGGTGCTCATATATAAGGCGTGTGGCGGCGGTAATCGAAACCGCAAGCGGGTAGGGAACCCGCCCATCACCTGATGCTGAAGCCACAACGGAAAGAGCACTGCCTTTGACCACCTTGCGCCGCTTGGCATGATTGCGGTTTTCCGACCTGATTACCTTGCCGGTAACTTGCATCAATGGCTGCTATGCCACATATCCGGTGCAATGCTCTTACCTGTTGTGTGCCTGTCTTTTAACCACATCAGGCTCGGTGGATCCTGTTATTCCCCAACAACAAGGATTAGGTTAATCTGGATATCCCCAACAACTGAATGGAAAAGAAATTGAATATTGAAAACAGACCAAAAGAGATACCAAGAAATAGAGACGGCCATGAGCAAGCACATGCCCCAAGAAATGTGCGTCCGCCGGCGCCGCAGGACAAACCACAACCGAAGCAGTAAATTTTGAGGTAATACATGACCCGCCACGAACTGGTATTTGATTTAACGTATTCTTATCATCTGGAAAAAATGTATAGCGTTTTAACTGGGCGAATTGATCGTGCAATTACTTTTATCATCATCGCGGTGGGCTTTAGTGTTTTCACAAATCTGTACAGCCATGCATGGTTTGGTGCGCTTATAGCTGGGCTTTCAGTGGGCCAGGTTGTTTATCAATTTGGGCGATATTCCGGCATATCTGAAGACCAATCCCGCAAGTATTTATTGTTAAAAAGCGAAGCTGATGAAATAGATGACGCTGAGCTAAACCAGCGATTTAAGTCCCTGCAAAGCCAGGATTCTTCTGCATGGGGGGTATTTAGCGCACCGGCTTACAAACGGGCTTGCATAGTATTGGGATTAGAAGATCAAACCCCAAAGTTAACCGTTCGTGAGAAGATTTTTGCCTGGTTGGCCGGAGACCTGCCAAAAGAGTAATAAATGGTTAAGTCAGTTAATCCGGAAACACCTCCCGTTATCTGGGAGAAAGTTAAACTATTCGACCACGCTCCAGTCTTTCAGCGCCCGGCGCCAAAAGAGTCAGCCTCACCGCCGGTGAAAGAAAAAAAGTAAACTAATTCCGCTTTCACCTTGGTGATTAAGGGATATCCAAATTGTTAAAGAGCAAAGCGGCCACTGGTCGCTTTTCTTTCGATTACAGAACAACGGGAAGAACACTGGTCCAACTGTGCTTTCAGTGGTTAAACCGGTTGGGTGGCCCTCACCCCAGTGTTCTTGCCGTTGTGTGCCTGGTTACTTCTCCACCTCAGGCGGCGGTGGTATCTTGGTGTTTTCACACAACCAAGAAGGTCTTTCGAATGTCTAAACTCGATAACCACGAAATTGAACTACCTGCATGCCCCGAGTGCGGCGCTAAGACGAAGAAGAAAATCGCTTGGCTCAAGACTAATAAACACTTCACCTGCCGCTGTGGGTCCCGAATCAACGTGGACAGTAGCAAGATGACTACCCAGATCAGGAAGATTGAGGACCAGTTGAAGAAGCTGTTTAAATAGAGCTTTATCAATGGTGATCATCCCTTCGGTTGGCGCGTTGAATTCGTCATGCGCCAATTCTTCCTGCTGTAAAACCTCAATCGTGGCCAGAGGTGACAGCTCAGCAATCCGATCTTCAGTGAATTTCAAACGCTCAAGAAGTTCACGTTTGGCTTCGTTCTGAACCTTCAATTCACGCACCGCAGATATTTTTCCGCGCATCCAACCGAGCAACTCTTCATTGCTCAGATCGCCTGCAATAATTTTCGGTTCTTGCTTATCCATTCTGAGACCTCATTGAGCTACAGTGTTCTTGCCGTTGTGTGCAAACGATGGAATAAATCTAAATTAACTTAGACTATAAATCAACACTAAAAACTAAATATATTTAGTTTTTAGTTGGGGACAGGGACTTTCGAGGAAATCAGAGGGAACGAATTAGCGGCGTCTAAATTTTCGGTGTTCGACCATTACTCCAATGATGGAAATTGTTTCTTGATCTGAGTATTTTGTCGGAAAGTCATCATTAAGCGGAACAAGTGCAAAAATTTCATGGCCTTGCGGATCAACTCCCCGTGCACGATATTTTTTAAAAGTGGCTTCATGCTCACCGTTTTTCGCAACAACATAATCGCCGGGAAGTGGGCCAATTTCAGGATCGACAATGATTAAATCACCTTCAGTAAAGTCGGGCTCCATTGATTTACCCTTAATTTTGAGTGCAAAGGAGCGTGGTGATAATCCGATGTCAGTAAGGATATAGTCAACATTCCCTTCAAGGTCATGTGCATCCGACTCCGATGTCCATATACCCGCTTGTACATAGCTGATGATGGGAATCTGGCGTGTGCCAAATGAGGCGGGAATTATGTTCGATTCTTCTTCTTTCCCGTAAAGAATGAAGGATTCAGACACACCAAAGAATGCTGCTAAATTGCTAAGCGATTTCCCACCAGGCTCGTTTAGGTCTCTCTCCCAATAGCCAATGGTTACATCACTGACACCAAGTGCTTTCGCAACCTGGACCTGCGTCAATTTTCTATCTTTCCGCAGATTTTTTATCCGCTGCCCTTGGGTAAGCATTTCTCATCCTCTAAATGAACCTAAGTTATTTTAGTTTTTATTGATATAAATAAAATTAAATAATATTATCTAAATTAACTTAGAAATCGGGAGGTGTTATGACGACGAATGACCTTGAAAACTACTTTGGCGAACCGAGCAAGGTTGCTGAGTTTTTTGGGATTTCCCCAGAGGCGTTCTACTTGTGGCGAAAGCGCCCAGGCCAATTGATCCCTAAAGGACGAGCCGCTGAAGCTGCATATAGAACCAACGGTAAATTGAAATATGACCCCGCACTATACGAAAAGACTATCACCTCTGGCGTACACCCATAACTACCCAAGGATAAGAGAAATGGTAGACGTGAAATCAGTAGTAAAAGCGATGTGTAAGGCATTCCCCGGCGGGCGTTCAGCGATGGCTGGTGGATTGGGAATGACCGAAACGCAATTCAACAACAACCTGTATGAAAAGAATGGCTGTCGTTTTTTTGAAGTTTCTGAGTTGGAAGCAATGGAGGACCTGAGCGGTACAACGTACATGGCTGAATATTTCGCCCAACGTCGCGGTGGCCTGTTTGTTGATATCCCGCAACTCGAAGAACTCGACCAGGTAGAGCTGTTCAGTAAGAGCATGCGCACAGCGGCGCATCGTGGCCATGTTGACATGATTATTCAGGCGTCGCTGGAAGATGGTGTGATTGATACGGCAGAGGCAGAAGAGATCATGAAGTTTCATCAACGCCATTTGGCAGCGCGTGATGCAGAGGTTCGGGCAGTAATTGCTTTGTTTGGTAAGAAGTCAAAAGCCGGAAAGGTTGACGCCCAGACTGTGCAGGTCCGGGCGTCGGGTGCATTAACTAAACGTGTGGAGTAATCAACGCATGAACAGTTTACTCATAAAGGCTGGCGTTCCGCAAATACGCTGTTTAGCCACTGGCGGTACCACAGGCTCTTTGTCGTATGAAGTGATGATAGGTGGCTGCTGGTCGGCCTGCAACTACCAGTTCGCCGCGTGGTGGGTAGGTTATTTGCTCGAGCATAGTCGGAAGGTAAGTGCATGTCTGAAGAAATCGAACCGCTGGACAGGCTTTACAAAGATTGGCGGGGCATTGTGGTCCACGTCGTGGGATATGACAGATCCGGAGACCGCGTTATCTATATGCGCGAAAGGTATGAACACGAATGCGCGTACCCCGTTAAGCGATTCAAAGATAAGTTCACGAGGCTGTTATGAGCGTTAAGTTATCCGCATACGTCTGGGATGGTTGCGCTGCTGCCGGTTTGAAAATATCGGCGGTGGCCATAATGGCACGCCTTGCTGACTTCAGTTCCGACGAAGGTTTTTGCTGGCCATCAATAACAACCATTGCCCGCCAGCTGGGTGCCGGCGAAAGTACTGTGCGCAGTACGCTGGGTAAACTTGAGGCTGACGGCTGGATCACCAGCACCCAACGCCGGAAGGGGAACCGCAATACATCGAACATGTATCAGCTGAATATTGCGAAGCTTCGTGCTGCTGCTCACCCGTCAGATTCTGACACATCAAAATCTGACGCATCAAATTCTGCAAAAAATACTGGTTTTCACCCGCCAGAATCTGGGGGGGATCCGTTAGTAAATTCAAAACAAGATCCATCAGATAATAAAACCCTTTGTCAGCCTGCTGCGCAGACCGACGGCGAGGTTGAAATTACTGATCAGGCTAAACAGGTTCTGAACTACCTGAACCAGGTCACTGGCTCACGCTATCAGGTCAGCAAATCCTCGCTAGACAACATCCGCGGCAGACTGCGCGACGGTTTCACGGTTGAAGAGCAGCAACTGACCGTTGATTACATGCATGCCAAGTGGGGCGGCGATCTGGACATGGCTGAATACCTTCGTCCGTCCACGCTGTTCCAGCCTTCGAAATTCCCTGGCTATCTGGAAGGTGCTAACGCTTGGAGTCGTGCTGGCCGTCCAGCCCGCAAAAATGGGAAGTGGGATCGCGGCGGTGATGTGTCCGTAGATACCGCGGAGCGCGACATGGCTTACCGTCGGTTCATCAGCGGTATTGCGGGAACCAAAGCGCCGAGCGAACTGGAAAAGCAGGTTTGTACAGAAGCCAGCAAGGCCAACGTTCGTGGCATGCGCAGTGACTTCGCCATCACCACGTGGAACCGGGTTTGGAAAGACTGCGCGCAGCGCCAGCAGCAGGGGACAACAGCATGAATGAATTCGCGAGTAACACCCCAGTCGAGCACAAAGACCGCTGGCAGACGCCGGTTGATGTTTTCACCGCCCTGGATCTGGAGTTTGGTTTTTATCTGGATGCCGCTGCCGACCACCAGAACGCGCTTTGTGCCCGGTACCTCACCGAAGCCGATGATGCTCTTACCGCTGAGTGGGAGAGCTACGGTGCTATCTGGTGTAACCCGCCATACAGTGCGATCACCCCATGGGTTGAGCAGGCAGCGGCGCAGTGTCGCATCCAAAATCAGCCGGTTGTGATGCTGCTTCCGGCCGACACCTCAACTGGCTGGTTCTCGCTGGCGCTGACGACCGCAGACGAAATTCGCTTTATCACTGATGGCCGCCTGTCCTTCATCAATGCCGGTACCGGAAAGCCGGGTAAGAACGGCAACAGCAAGGGCAGCATGCTGATCATCTGGCGGCCATTCATTAAACCGCGCGGCCAGTTCACCACAGTTTCGCGTGATGTCCTGATCAGCACTGGCGCCGGCTATTTGCAGGAGGTGGCAGCGTGAACGAACTTCAAAACCTCTGGCTTTCCTCCTACCGCGGTTACCTGCAAGCCGCTTCTCCACTGGGTGAACTATCCCCCAGTGACTACACGGAAGCGAAGGAATTCGCTGATAGCCTCCTTAAAAGCCTCATCGATTTAAACGATGCCCTGTTGTGTCAGAAAAAGGAGAACGCTGCGTGAGAGCATTATTGACGCCTTACCCACAGCGCGATGCAAACATCGTGATATTAAAGCCTGGTAGAGCGCTTATGGGATTGTTCAGCCACCAGCGTCTGCTCATTTCGACCGTGCCGGAAGAACTGAAAGATTTCCCGATCGGCGAGATCCCTGCCGTCAGTCAGTCTCTTGTGGATGACGAGCGGCTTCATGGATTTTTCACTAATGAACGTGTGATCGGTGCTGCTGGTGGTGCATGGGGCATGAAAAGCTGGTTGGAAACTATGCCTTGCTGCCAGTGGGAGAACACGCCGGACGGCTATCACGATAACAATTTGGGGATGCTTGATTACGACAACAGCGCCATTCGCCTTTGCTGGCACCACGAACACAAGTTGAGGCAAATGATATTGCCGGAGCTCGACCGTCTGGCTTATCAGAATATTGCAACATGGGTAGTGCACACCGCGCAGCACCGGCTGAAGTTACCGCAGGGCCACCAGCTCAGTTTCTTTGAGTTGTGCTGGTGGGCTGTTACCGCCGGGGTGATCGACGTCATGCCGGATTCAGCAGCGCGCCATGCCTTGCGCTGGAAACCAGCGGAGCCTATAAAACCGGTAGGGCGGGAGGCTGACATTCAACCCGAGGCGGTACCCGTTGAAGTCCTGGTGGAGAAAGCCGAAAAGGTTAAACCGGTGCTGGCGCTGGCCATCGACCCGGAAACGCCGGAATCTTTCATGCTTCGACCGAAACGCCGCCGCTGGGTAAATCCAAATTATACGCAGTGGGTTAAGCGCCAGCCATGCTGCGGCTGCGGGAACCAGGCAGACGACCCGCACCACATCACCGGCTACGGACTGGGCGGTATGGCAACAAAATCGCATGACATGTTCGTGATCCCGCTGTGCAGGCGGTGCCACGACGCATTACACGCGAATACGTCAGCTTGGGAAGAAGAGAATGGCAGCCAGGCAGTACTGGCGTTGAAGACAATAGATAGCGCGCTGGCGATGGGTGTTATCACTACCGGCAAAGCTAAATAAGTGTGGAGAGAATAATGCGTGATATTCAGGAAGTACTATCCCGGTGGGGTGTTTGGGCTCGAGATAATAGTGGTATTGATTTTTCTTCCATAGCCGCAGGCTTCAAAGGTTTGTTACCACCTTCAGGTGCAACGGCGCTGTCATGCAGCGATGATGTTGGTTTAATTGTTGATGGGTGCGTTGCTCGATTAAAGCAGCGTAGACCCGACGAGAGCAATTTGTTGATTCAGCACTATGTTTATAATCAATCGAAGCGGTCGATTGCAAAGCGATTAAGGAAAGATGAAAAAAATGTCAGGATATCAATACAATTAGCCGAGGGATTTGTAGAAGGATGTTTATCAAGTCTTAATGCTGGGGTGTGAATTATATAAATATACTAGGGTCTCCCCTAGTATATTTCCTATATTGCAATTAACCCCAGTTCTTATAATGTTCTTGGAGGTAATTACACCAAGTTTTTAATGTCCTAGAACGCCTCTGCTTAGTCGTTTCACTAAGCGTTACTGCGCATTCGTCAAGGAATTTTTTTGCTGTATCGGGATTGACTTGGCTAATATTTTCAACCTCGCTCCACATTATCCATGTCCAACCACAGTGGCTATTTTCGAAGCACTTGGCGGTAATTGATAATTTAGCGTCATCTGAAGCCAAGATCATCTGTTGCCCAATGGATGTAACCGTCCCAGAATCTGAAATAAAACCTAAAATATTAGCTGCATCTTCATAGTATGCAATATGTCGATCACTCAGCCCAGTTGCAACCCTATCAAGAAAACCATTTTTCCATATGTTTTCTACAAGACTAAATACTCTGGTTAAAGTGTCTGCTTGTGGGACTTGCCAACTGCTCAAATCAAGTGATGACAAGCGGTTAATTTCTTTCAAATAAAAATCAGCATCAAGCTTACTGATTTTTAAGAACTCATCTTCAGAATTCTTATTACTCAAATCAATAATAAGATTTTTATTTGAAATATGCGTAAATAGTTTTTCCAATGCTTGCAGTGGAATCTTCTTCTCTTTAATAAATGAACCAATTGCAACTCTCATTTTCATTCTATTGGTTAACTCTTTCAAGTTACCTTCTATAAGATTGAATTTGCTTGAGTTAAAATCAACTATAAATGAACCAGGCTTTCCACTTACAGGAAGCAATTTGTCATGAATTTTGAATGAAGATATGAAATCATTTAGCAATTCATTAAGAGTATCAAATATCGGAGCTATACTAGTGAAATCAATAAGAGATCTACTTGCCTTAGGTCGGTCTATGTGCAATGAATAATCTGCATGTAAAATGCCTGCTTCAATTATTTCATTGAACTCCACTTCAGCAAGATGATTTTCCACCATGCTAATATGTATACCGCGGTCTGGCATTATTATTTCAGAAGATATATCACCAACAATGGTTTCTATAGTTGCTGGCTTTCTTTTATCAAAAGGCGTCAAGATTTTAAAGTAAGTTTTATCTTCTTTTTCATTAAGTGCACTATAAATATCAAGAGCTTTTCTTTCAAGCGCGAGCAGTCTAGATTTTGTTATATCAATCGCAACCCAAGTGTAATCATCATCATCTTCATCTATCCAGTAGACAAGCAAAAATTTCCCACGGCTAGAGATGACTGAAAAAAGCTTAGGGCCATCGAAATAATCATAGATCGATCTGAAGTACAGATCTCCATGAATCGATGATTTTATAAAAACTTTCTTCATAATTATGCCACTTCTAGAAATTGGAAATACGTATGTGTTTTCACACCGTCGTACGTCCAAAGGGTGTGGTGGTACTCTTTTTGGAAGGTTTGCTTGACTAACCCAATTTCTTCATTCAAAGAGCCTTTCGCAATAAATCTCTTGCGCGTTGCATTCCTAAACCTTCCAACGGTTTCACGTGCGCCTTCAAGGGTATTTTGAATTGAGATCCCGTAAGAGCAAATATACTCTAAACCTGTACGTTCATCCAGTGTATGGGGGTTTTTCTGATAGTCGCTTGCACAACATTTTGCGCTGGGTTGTTGTTTGTTAGTTATGCGGTAGTAGTCACCAGCAGGCGCATGTGCTCCATCCGGCGGAATGCCATCAGGGAAATCAGGCCATTGAGGCATAACTTTTTGTGCTGTGTTTGTCATGTAAGTACCACACAGAGTGCTTTGTCTTCTGACGAGCAATCAAATTAATTCAAATAAAGAAATAGTAACATTTCGATACTATTATCTTCCCACCTAATTTCCATGGTGCTAAGTATAAATAAAACAAAGAGTTATAAGAATAAAGCTTATTATTTTGTGCTTTCAAAGAGTTGCATTACTTTAACTAGGTATTGTTACAGGCTCAACAAAAAAATCTCACGCGGTCCGCAAAAAACCTTGTAGTGTGTTAAGAGTGGTCACGTAGTCACAAAGCTTAGACAATCTCAGAACCTCGCTCCGGCGGGGTTTTGTCGTTTCTGGAGGTTAGAAAAATGCACCAGTAAACGGATAGACCGCAGGCGTCAGCCAATGCAGCAGTAATGATGCTGCCCCGAGTCGCGTAATGGCGAGCAGGATTAGCTATCCGTGTGAGGGTTAATAAGGGAATTAGCCCCGGTAGAGCAGTGCGACAGCCAGACGCGCACCGGTTATCAGCGGCATGATGCGACAGCAACTCAAGGACATGAGCGCGGCCACTGTGAGAGTGTAGCAATTAGGTTTGCGTATTTTCTATAAGTGCAAGATTAATATAGTAATGTAAAGTTCAGACATCAGGGTTGTGAGAGTCAATTTAGAAGCGTAACATTTCTCTTCTTCGCTCTGCGCACCGCCAGATGATGCAAGCACAGCAAGATTTTATATACCGCCGCTAGCTCAGTTGGTTAGAGCCAATAACCTTTATGTTGTAGGAGCGAGGTTCGAGGCCTCGGTGGCGGGCCAATGCGGTCATCGTATAATGGCTATTACCTCAGCCTTCCAAGCTGATGATACGGGTTCGATCCCCGCTGACCGCTCCAAACAATACTTTTCAGTTGGCAAAGATGGGATAACCCGGAGTGATTGGAAAGCACATCCACATGGGCGTTGGGAATTTATTTTGATACGCACTATCGATCCCCAAGCTTTCAGCGCTCAGCCGAATGTAAACCGAAGCCCGCCTTGTGCGGGTTTTCTCGTTTTAAGGGCTGCCAGATGGCGGCTTATTTTAATTTAAAGAAAAGCCCCGGCATCTGCCAGGGCTTAAGTGTTTGTGGAATGGGCGGCGTACATGATGCTGATAACATCGTGCACGCCATTCACCCGTTAGTTGGTCACGAGCGAACCGAGGCCCATTGCTGATGTGCACACAGCAAATGGAGCCTATCAAAAAGGGCGTCTCTGATCCATGAAAAACACTGTGAATTTAAACAGTATAAATTTAATTTGTGCTGACTCACTCCAATACATCAAAACCTTGCCTGATGACTGCATTGACCTGATAGCAACGGATCCCCCGTATTTCAGGGTTAAGCCATGTAAGTGGGACAATCAGTGGCCAGACGAATCAGCGTACCTTGCCTGGCTAGATGAGATGTTTGCGGAATTTTGGCGGGTAATCAAACCCTCAGGCAGCCTGTATGTTTTTTGTGGGTCACGATTAGCGGCTGACACAGAGCTGCTTATGCGTGAGCGCTTTAGAATCCTCAATCATATCATCTGGGCCAAACCTTCCGGGCCTTGGAACCGGCAGCACAAAGAAGACTTGAGGGCATATTTCCCGGCCACTGAACGGATCCTCTTCGCTGAGCATTACAGCGGGCCGTATAACGGAAAGGCATCAAGTTATTCCGTGAAGTGCCAGGAACAGCGCAAAAACACTCTCAAACCGCTAGTGGACTACTTCAGCAATGCCCGTAAAGCGTTGGGGATCACGTCGAAAGAGATTCACCAGGCAACCGGTAAACAGATGGCCTCGCACTGGTTCAGTGAAAGCCAGTGGCAATTACCGAGTGAGATAGACTATTTAGCGCTTCAGGGGTTATTTGAGCAGGTAGCGCGGGAAAAACACACCCGGCAAGAGTTGGACCATCCTCACCACCAACTGATTGAGGAATATCATTCCCTATCTCGCCAGTATGCGGAGCTGGTTGATGAACATAAGCGATTGCGCCGGCCATTCACCGTTTCGTCAGCAGTGCCGTTTACCGACGTATGGACCTATAAGTCTGTCCCGTATTATGCCAGCAAACATCCGTGTGAAAAGCCTGCAGAGATGATGAGAGACATCATCAACGCCAGCAGCCGACCGGGCGATGTAGTTGCTGATTTTTTCATGGGATCTGGTTCCACGATAAAAGAAGCAATCAAGCTGGGCCGTTTCGCGCTGGGCGTGGAACTCGAAGAGGAACGTTATAATCAGACGTTGGAAGAAATATTCTCGAAAAACTGAGAGCTATTGAGTTCTATCTTTTTTTTGCTAATATGTGGCCAAAAAAACCTCACCTCTGCATCGAACAGAAGATGAGGCAGCCAATCTTCGGCCAACACCAGGGAAAATAAAACCATACATCTTTTGTGGGTAATATTTAAGCATTTTTTAAGTTAAATTAAGGGCTGCCTGTGGGCGGCCTTTTTTTATGCCCTCAATTCGTGGAAGGCAGCAACAGCGATAAGGTTTCTTCGTTTCAACGTCCGATGATTGCATCACCCTGGTACCAGGGACCGCAACTCATTACTTGTCCGTTTGATATTGAACAACTGTGGTAACTACCATCTCGCATAATGGCGGCTGATCCCTGATACCATCCTCTACAGCTGGTTACTTGCCCATTACTTATAGTGCATTCGTGATAAGAGCCATCAGCTTGTAGCACGGGTTCAGAGCCTGACTGAGCCCAGCCGGCACAGCTCATTACAGATCCGTTAGCCACTCTGCAATTTTCATAGGCAGCCGCGCTTGAGAAGCTGGCTAACATTAGTGCTACAAAGATAATTTTCTTCATTTGATATCCATATATTGATTATTAACGTCAATATAAATGACTTATATAAGGCTGCCAAATTGGCGGCCTTTTCTTGTTTTGGCGGCCAGTCAATCAGCTAACCATTCATTTTTTCGCAAACGGATTGCCTGAAAAAATGACTGATAGGGGGGAGTTTTATCTAAACCCGAATTATTCAACAAAGTCATCTGATGTATAAAAAAAGCCTCACTTACGAGCCAGGCAGTAAGTGAGGCTGCCAACAGTAGGCCAACATCACGAGCTAAGCTAGCTCGGAAAGTTTAAAAATTAAAATATTTTTTAAGTGAAATTAAGTTCATTCCATGCTGGTAGAAGTTGACACAGCGCAAATACACTTCTTTTTTAAAAAAAAGTCGGATGTTAAACGAACCTGCCAATGTGTGGGTTTGATGTTTCTTGAGGCTGTATGGAATTAAAAAATAGGCTGGCATCCATCTCAGCAGATACCAGCTTGATAGAAGAGAAGCTAGAGCGCTTACTTGAAGTGTTTCCCGATCATATCTCTGACGAGCTTTTCGGCATGGTCACTGGCATGCTTAACAAGATCGTCCTTGTGAATAATCCTATTGCAGTGATTGCAAGTAGTCCCTTCAATATCATCTGTACCTTTGATTTCGACGCTGCTGCGTACGACCAAGTCATGACCGCAGCCAGGGTATTTAAAGTTGACATTACTCATCAATAATTCCTCATATCTGTTGTGGTTACTTTTGGCGATTTAACGATATCAGATACAGGAATAAGCGGACAGACGCTGACTCTAATAGCTGATTCCCTGCTATCCTTTTGGATAAAAGGAGGGGCTATGACGTTGCTACGTAATGAATATGAATACAGAACTTGGATGGAGAGAGAATTTTTTGGTATTGCCGATGATTCTTTATCTGTCTTTGAACCAGATGAGCTGGAAAGAGAACTATTACATCAGATGCCTGAGCAGTTCCCCTGCATTGCGTTAATCGTGAAGGGGCCAAGTCCATATGAGCCTGAGGCAGTAAAATTTATTTCTCGCTCCCAAGTAGAGGAGTGGGCAAAAGCGATGGGTATGATCAATTAGTAGCCCATCACAACCATTATAAGGCTGCCTTCGGGTGGCCTTTTTCGTTTTGGCGGCCAGTCAATCAGCTAACCATTCATCTTTTCGCAAACGGACTGCGCCGCTAAATTTCTTTCTACTAAGCACCCAACCGCATACCGGAGGGGGAGACCATGAAAATGCCGATCAAAGAACCAGAGACATTCAGCATCCTTGGTACCGTGCTGGTGTTTATCATGACCATGCTCGGAACCATAGCCAACTATGCCTGGCGGATTATGAATGGTGAGCAGTTTCGCTGGTCATTCTTCTTATTGAAGATGGCTATATCAATTTTCGCTGGGGCTCTGGTGCTTCTGTTCGCCAGCTATTCCAGTTGGGCTGCTGAAATTGCAGGTGGCTTTGCTGGATTGGCGGGTTGGTCAGGTGCCGAAGCTATTCGCATAATCGAAAAGCGGTTTCTAAAGCGTTTGGGAGAAGACAATGCGAACCAGCAATAATGGAATGAACCTGATTAAAGCTTTTGAAGGCCTTCGTCTTGCGGCTTATCAAGACAGCGTTGGTATCTGGACCGATGGTTATGGCCACACGCACAACGTGAAGAAAGGCGACATGATCACGCAGGAACAGGCAGACAGGTTTCTGAAAGAGGATTTGGCTGTTGCAGAGCTATCTATTGTTACAAACGTCAAAGTGCCGCTGAGCCAGAACCAGTTCGACGCTCTCGCCTCATTCATTTTCAACCTGGGCTCAGGCAATTTCACCCAATCGACACTGCTTAAAAAACTGAATGCTGGCGATTACGCTGGTGCGGCGAATGAGTTCGGTCGGTGGGTTCAGGCTGGCGGCAAAACGTTACCTGGTCTGGTGAAGCGCCGAGCGGCAGAGCGTGAGTTATTCCTCAAATGAACAGCAGGACATTGATCATCATTGCTGCGCTGTTGGCTTCTGGGCTGACGTGGTGGATAGAAGGCATGCGTTGGGATAAAGACGTGGCCATTCTCAATGAGGCCCACACCGCAACGCTGAAAAAGCAAAGTGACCAGGCAGTGATTAACCTGACCGAAGCACAGAAGCGCACCGAAGCAGCCCAACAGGCTCTATCTGCGCTTGATGCCAAGCACACGAAGGAATTAGCAGATGAACAGGCAAAAAATGACCAGTTGCGCGCTGATGTCGCTGCTGGTTCTCGCCGGGTGCGGATCGCGGCAGCAAACCTTGCCACCTGCCAGCTCGTCGGGGACAGCATTGCCCCCGCCAGCGGCGTGGGCAATGCTGCACAAGTCGAACTCTCTGGCGCTGGTGGACGCGCTGTTCTCGATCTCCGAGACTCAACAGTCAAAGACGGCCAGGTGATCCAATACCTTCAAGGCTATGCTGCTGAAGCCCAGAAGCATTGCAAAATTTACTAAAACGAAAATTAAGTAAATCAAGCATTTGAAAAAAGGTGACGTGATTGTCAACAAACCATTGATTTACATGAGTAAAATTATATGTTTTGATCAGGGTCTATTGGTTGGGATTTCAAAACAACCCTCCAAGCTTAGTAAGCTTTCACATTTAACGGACGAGAAATCAGATCAAAGCCAATTTGGATTAGGTTTTGATTGATACTTATTTTTCTTAATGAGGAGGGCACTATGACGGCATTACGAAATTTACTTGTGATTGCAACTAATTATCTCATTAACCAAAACTTACTTACTCTGAATAGCGATAGCAAATTAGAGGACGAAAAAGGCTACGTGATTACAGAGATTGCTGGAAAAAAATCAGTAATTAACTGGCAAGATGTTGGTTTTGGCGAGATAAGAATTAGCATTTGGTGGGACTATTGTCATGAAAATCATCCTCAGGCAAACCTTGAAGGTAACAAAAAAGAGAGGTTTCAAATGAGCAAGCCACTCGCTAAATCACGACACTACCCTAAGTTTGTAGGTGCGATGGCCAGCGGATGGCTGGAACGGACGACTGATAAACACCTACAAGGTTATCGCAATAATGGTCTTTACGACACATATGTGCGCCGGCAAAACAAAGACGAACTGCAGCGGGTACCAAAAGCTAAACCAATAGGCTTCAAAGAAGAGGGAAAGTTATTTTTCTGAACTCCTAGGCGATTTTTTGTCGCTAAACCGGTGGAATATATGCAATGAACTGTTCTTGATGATGACCTCAGAATAAAAGTTCATATGGGCCCAAATGACCGGTTACGTGCTGATGTCACTGCTGGTTCTCGCCGGGTGCGGATCGCGGCAGCAAACCTTGCGACCAAGTAATCCAATATTTGCAGGGATACATCACCAAAGTGGTGGAACAATGCAAAATAAGATAACTAAGTAACAGCAGATAAATTATTGTTAGGAAAAATCAATCTCCACACTTACTATCGGATTGTCACCCATGACAAACATTGGAGAATATTTTGACCCAATTTTTGGATGTCCCCTCGAATATCCGCTAGGCACACAACTTAGGAGTCTGAGCAGGGGTGATTAATTTGAGAGAATAGTGGGAAGTCATTAGTGCCGGTCCTTGCGGGACCGATAACACGTATTGTTCGTTTGAGACGAATGATGGTGACGCCAGTAGGTGTGTGCCTATTGGTTAATACACGAAAAGGTAAGAGGCTCAGACAACACACTGTGGGATATATTTTCTGCAGTGAAAAACGTTCAGGCTTGCTCTGTCTTTCGTTAAACCAACCGCCTTCGGGCGGTTTTTTTATGGGTGAAATATGCCACCAAGAACCCCAAAAGCATGCCGGACACGTGGCTGTCGGGCAACAACGGTTGATCCCAGTGGTTACTGCGATGCGCATAAGGGTGAGGGCTGGAAGAGTTACAAGCCTGGACAGACTCGCCACCAGCGCGGGTATGGCACGAACTGGGAGAAGCAGCGACCACTTATCTTTGCTCGAGACAAAGGGCTGTGTCAGGGATGTCTGCCGAGAGGTATAGCGTCCACTGCAAAGTGCGTTGACCACATCGTCCCCATAGCGCATGGCGGCACTGACGACCCATCTAACCTTCAGTCTTTATGCTGGCCCTGCCACAAGGCAAAGACGGCGCGCGAAAGGCTCAAGCGATAATGGTTATCAATACCGTGTGAGGTGAAAGCAAATATAGTTGCATTTGAAATCATTTCTAATTGAATGATAATGAATCTCATTTGAGGGGTGAGGGGGGATCAAATCTCTGTCGCCGCCTGCCTGCCGTACTGCCCGCCCCGTGACATTTTTATACCCGCGTAAAATGAAATTAAAACTGGAGGGATTATGGCTGGTGCGCCGGGCCGATCCGGACGCCGAGCAAAACCAACGGCCCGAAAGGAGTTGGCGGGCAATCCGGGTAAACGTGCTCTGAATAAAGAGGAGCCATCCTTCACACCGATTAAGGGGGCATCGCCGCCGGAATGGTTTGACGAATTGTCTTCGACAATGTGGGTGATGGTGGCAAAAGAGCTTTGTGCTCAGCAAGTACTTTGTGCGACTGATTTACACAATCTGGAAATGTTCTGCGTGGCTTACTCCACGGCGCGGCAATCCCAAGAACACGTCGCAACTCACGGCGTTGTTATGGAGGGTGCCACTGGCGGCCCTGTAAAAAATCCAGCGCTTACGGCGCTCAATGAGGCCATGAAACAAATGGCCTCATTCGGTGGCATGTTGGGTTTAGACCCCAGCAGCCGGTCCCGCCTGATTGGTGCAGGCAAGAAAACCTCTAAGAATCCGTTCACAAACCTATGACCAGAAAAGCATACCCGAATGTTAATGCGGCGAATCAGTACGCCCGTCATGTGGTGCAGGGGCGGATCGTTGCATGCCGTTATGTGATTGACGCCTGCCAGCGCCATATTGACGACTTAGCTGCAGAAAAAGGCCGGAAATTTAAATACCGGTTTGATAAAGACCGCGCCGAGAAGGCTGCAAAGTTTATTCAACTGTTGCCCCATACAAAGGGGGAATGGGCGTTTAAGCGCATGCCTATCACGCTTGAGCCCTGGCAACTTTTTATCGTGAGCTGTGCATTTGGCTGGGTTCACAAAGGTTCAAAGCTGCGACGTTTTCGGGAGGTTTACACCGAGATCCCGCGCAAAAATGGCAAGTCGGCAATATCCGCTGGCGTGGCCCTGTTTTGTTTTTCCTGCGATGACGAGTTTGGTGCGGAAGTTTACTCCGGTGCTACGACCGAAAAGCAGGCATGGGAGGTCTTTCGCCCCGCACGGTTAATGTGTAAGAGAACGCCGCTGTTGTGTGAAGCTTTTGGCATTGAAGTGAATGCGTCAAACATGAACCGGCCGGAAGATGGTGCGCGCTTTGAACCGGTCATTGGCAACCCTGGCGACGGTTCCTCGCCGAGTTGTGCGATTGTCGATGAGTATCACGAACATGAGTCAGATTCTCTCTATACCACAATGCTGACCGGTATGGGTTCACGCCGGCAACCGCTGATGTGGGCGATCACCACGGCAGGCTACAACATTGAAGGGCCATGCTACGACAAGCGTCGGGAAGTGATCGAGATGCTCAGCGGTACGGTTTTAAACGATGAGCTTTTCGGCATCATTTACACCGTAGATGAGGGTGACGATTGGACTTCGCCGGTCTCGCTGAAAAAAGCCAACCCCAATATGGGCGTTTCAGTCTATAGCGATTTCTTGCTTAGCCAGCAGCAGCGCGCGATGAATAATGCGCGACAGGCCAACATTTTCAAGACCAAGCATCTGAATATCTGGGTTTCTGCGCGGTCGGCATTCTTCAATATGGTGAGCTGGCGCGCGTGCGAAGACACCACGCTGACGCTCGAGCAGTTTGAGGGGCATTCCTGTTATTTAGCGTTTGACCTTGCCAGAAAGCTCGACATGAACTCAATGCCGCGTTTGTTCACCCGGACTATTGACGGAAAACAGCATTATTACTGTGTTGCACCGAAGTTTTGGGTGCCCTACGACACCGTTTACAGCACGGAAATAGATGACAGGCGAACAGCTGAGCGTTTCCAGAAGTGGGTAAATATGAAGGTTCTGCAAGTCACTCCGGGTGCTGAAATCGATTATCGCGAGATCCTGGAAGAGGCCAAAGAAGCCAACCGCCTGAATCCGGTTGATGAGTCACCCATAGACCCGCACGGTGCGACGAACCTATCCCATCATCTTTCTGATGAGGGGTTAAGCCCTATCACAATAGTTCAGAACTACACGAACATGAGTGATCCCATGAAAGAGCTTGAAGCGGCAATAGAGTCAGGCCGCTTCCACCATGATGGTAACCCGATCATGACGTGGTGTATCAGCAACGTCGTGGGCAAGTATTTACCAGGTAATGACGATGTGGTCCGGCCTATCAAAGAGGCGGCGGAGAACAAAATAGACGGCGCAGTTGCATTAATCATGGCTATCGGTCGTGCGATGCTCAATGAGCCTGCCGATTTCCTTTCTAACTTAGATCCTGACGAAGAACTCCTCATTCTATGAAATCACTGATAATCGACCTTATCGGGATAGCCGGTTTCGGCCTTCTCACGGCGGGGCTTTACCTTCAGTTTGGTATGGCGACGACGTTACAGGCTGCTGGTGGCGGAATGTTGCTGTTTGCGCTGACGGCGGCAAGGAGAAAATACCGTGCTACTTGATGCCTTATTTCGCAGCGAATCGCTGGAAAACCCTGCAACACTCCTGACCGGTGACTCTTTAGAAGAGGCCGGTTTTTTTAAACCTGATGTTTATGTCAGCCCGGAAACAGCGATGCGATTGGGCGCTGTTTATGCCTGTATTTACGTATTGTCGTCAACGCTGGCGCAAATGCCGCTGCACGTCATGCGTAAAACGGGAAAAACCGTTGAGGTGGCGCGGGACCATCCAGCGTTTTACTTGGTGCACGATGAGCCTAACCCCTGGCAGACGAGCTATAAGTGGCGGGAACTGAAAGAGCGGCACGTGCTGGGATGGGGGAACGGCTACACAAAAATTCAGCGGCACCGACGCAGCGGAGAGATCATCGGCCTTGAAGCTTGTATGCCGTGGGAAACGACGCTGATTAATACGGGTGGCCGCTATACCTACGGTGTGTACAACGAAGAGGGCGCCTTTGCTGTTAATCCTGACGACATGATCCACATTCGGGCGCTGGGGAATAACCAGAAAATGGGGCTCAGTCCGATCATGCAGCATGCGGAAACGGTTGGCATGGGCATGAGTGGCCAGAAATATACAACCAACTTTTTCAACGGTAATGCCAGGCCAGCAGGGATTGTCTCAGTGAAGGGCACGCCACTTGATGCTAAGGCCTGGGAACGACTTAAAGGCCTATGGCAGAAAGCTGCCGCCGCCCTGCGCAACGAAGAAAACAAGACAATGTTGCTCCCAGCGGAGCTGGATTACCGGGCGCTGACGGTTTCACCCGTCGATGCTCAAATCATCGACATGTTAAAGCTCAATCGCTCGCAGATTGCCGGTATTTTCAATATTCCGGCGCACATGATCAACGACCTTGAGAAAGCCACGTTCTCCAACATCACCCAGCAATCTATCCAGTTTGTCAGGCATACGGTAATGCCGTGGATTGTGAACTGGGAACAGGAAATGAACCGCCGGCTATTTACCCGTGCTGAACGGGCCGCTGGCTATTACGTCAGGTTCAATCTCTCTGGTCTGCTTCGCGGTACCCCGCAAGAGCGTGCCAACTTCTACCATTTTGCAATTACCGACGGCTGGATGTCGCGGAACGAAGCACGTGAAAACGAAGATATGAACGCCGTGGACGGCCTGGATGAAATGCTGGTCAGCGTTAATGCCGCTAAACCAGTCAGCCTTTCTGCTGATGACAAAAAAAACACTGAAGGAAATAACGATGACTGACAGAGAAATGCGCTGTTACAGCGGGGAGGTGCGTGCTGAACAGCGGGATGACGGGCCTACACGCATTATCGGTTACGGCTCTGTTTTTAATTCTCGTTCTGAACCGCTATGGGGGTTCCGGGAAGTGATCAAGCCGGGGGCGTTTGATGACGTACTCAATGATGACGTGCGGGGCCTGTTTAATCATGACCCGAATTTTATTCTCGGTCGCAGTACGGCCAATACGCTCACCCTGTCGGTCGATGAACGTGGCCTTCAATACAACATTGTTGCGCCAGACACCCAGACCATCCGGGACCTGGTCATTGCTCCCATGCAGCGCGGTGATATTAACCAGTCTTCCTTTGCCTTTCGCATTGCCCGTGATGGTGAGCATTGGTTCGAGGATGAGGAAGGCGTTGTCATTCGCGAAATAAATAAATTCTCGCGATTATTCGACGTCAGCCCGGTGACGTATCCCGCCTATCAGGAGGCTGATTCTGGCGTCCGATCGATGCAAGCTTGGCAGGAGGCGCGCGAAAGCGGTGCGCTGCAAAAAGCCATTAACGAAAAAATGGCGCGTGAGCGCCTGCTGACTCTTATTAACGCCTGAGGTAAACCATGAAATTGCATGAACTGAAGCAAAAACGAAACACCATCGCCACCGATATGCGTGCGCTTAATGAAAAAATCGGTGAAACCGCATGGACTGATGAACAGCGGACCCAGTGGAACCAAGCTAAGACCGAGCTGCAGCAACTCGACGACAAAATCGGTCGGGAAGAAGAGTTGCGTACGCTGGATCAAACCTCTGTAGAAGATCAGGAACCGGAACAGCGCCAGCAACTGAACAATCAGTCTCAGGATGGCCAGCAACAAGAAAAACGCGCTGCAGCCTTTGACAAGTTTTTGCGCCACGGATTTGGTGAGCTAAGCACCGAAGAGCGTACTGCGGTACGAGAATTACGCGCTCAGGGTACATCACCTGATGAAAAGGGCGGCTTTACTGTTCCAACGCAGATGCTGAATAAAATAGTCGATGCCATGAAAGCCTACGGCGGCATTGCCAGCGTTGCGCAGATCCTGAATACCTCAAACGGCCAGGATATTACCTGGTCAACATCGGACGGCACGGCAGAAGAGGGTGAGCTGCTAGCCGAGAACGCGGCGGCCAGTGAAGGTGATGTGACATTTGGTACCGCGATCCTCGGTGCTAAGAAACTGAGTTCTAAAATCATCCGTGTATCTAATGAATTATTGCAGGATAGCGGGGTAGATATTGAAGCTTATCTGACTGGCCGAATCGCGCAGCGCATTGGCCGTGGCGAAGCGAAATATCTGGTGCAGGGCACCGGTGCCGGTACGCCGCAACAGCCGAAAGGCCTGGCTGCTTCAGTAACTGGAACGACGGCTGCTGCGTCTGCCACCGCGTTCACCTGGAAGGAGATGAATGCGCTGAAGCATTCCATTGACCCGGCATACCGCAACGGTCCGCAATTTCGCTGGGCGTTCAACGATGCAACGCTGAAGTTGGTGACGGAGATGGAAGACGGTCAGAAGCGCCCGCTCTGGCTTCCAGATATCGTTGGCGTTGCTCCCGCGTCCGTGCTGAATGTGCCGTATGTTATCGATCAAGCAATTGATGATATTGGTGCGGGCAAGAAGTTTATCTTCTGCGGCGACTTTAACCGATTCATTATCCGTCGCGTTGCTTACATGACGCTGAAACGCCTTGTTGAGCGCTATGCTGAGTATGATCAGACTGCCTTCCTCGCCTTCCACCGCTTCGACTGCGTTCTGGAGGATACCGCCGCGATCAAAGCGCTGACCGGTAAAGGTGCTGATGCTGGTAATTAAAAACCTCGTCTAATTCTTGAATACGGTCACCGCTTCGGCGGTTTTTTTATGCGCGCAGTCCGGAAACGGGCCGCGCCATTGAGGTGGCTCAGTATGCTTTTAGAGCTAAAAGACATTAAAAAACAGTGCCGCATTGATGAAGATTTTACGGAAGAAGACGACCTTCTAAAGGTCTATGCCGGTGCGGCAGAAAAGCGGACAACCCGTTATTTGAACCGCACCCTATATCTTGATTCTGTGCCTGATACAGATCCGGATGGTGTACTGCTGTCGGACGACATCAAACTCGGCATGCTTCATCTGGTGAGTCACTGGTATGACAATCGTGCTTCAGCGAGTGACGTTCAGCAATTCGAAGCACCGATGAGTTTTGAGTTTCTTATCGGTCCGTATCGTTTTATTCCCCTGTAGGAGGCCCAATGGACGCCGGAAAAAGAAACCATCTCGTTTTGTTGCGAAAAATGATGACTGTCCGTGATGAGTCCGGTGCAAAGAAAAACGCTGCGGTGGATGTTGCAAGGGTTTGGGCATCTGCGGAACCCATATCTAACCGTAAAATCCGAACACTGGATCAGGCTCAGATAGTTGAAACGATGCTATTTGATATTCGCAAGCGCCCAGATGTTGATATCGATTGGCAGATTATTTTTAGTAAACAGGTTTTTACTGTTCGCGCAGCTGACAGAACCAAAGCTGACCGAGTGCTGATCACCGCTGAGGCAGATACCCGCCATGATCGAGTATGAAATCAAATCCGCGCTCGAGGCGCTTTCGGGGCTAAATACTTATCCGTTACTTTTGCCCGATCCTGAACAAGAGGGAATAACCTACCAGCGGATTAGTGATCCAAGGCTTGAAGTCGGCATGGTTACAACCTCCCTGGTTCAGGCGAGATTCCAAATCAGTTACCACATTATTGACGATTACCCGCGCCTTTTGGCGTTGGATAAAAAAGTGCGTGATGCCTGGGAGTCAATAGTTCACGGGTATATAGGGCGATGGCCAGTGCAGGCGGTAACGCGAGGGGGCGTCAGCCAAAATCAACAAACCCTGACCAATAACAGAATTCAGTACCGACTAACCCGCGATTTCATTATTTGCTGCCCGGAGGACGCCTCATGATCTCTATGACAGTCGAAGGGTTGGCCGAGCTTGAGCGCCAGCTGATTGCACTCGGCGAGAAGGTGGGAACCAAAATACTTCGTGATGCAGGTCGTGCTGCACTCCAGGTTGTTCAGGAAGATATGAAACAACATGCGGGTTTTGATGAAAGCAGCGCGGGGCCACACATGCGTGACACCATCAAAATCCGGTCAACTTCCCGCAAAAATAAAGGTTCCGGCGTGGTTATTCTGCGAGTCGGCCCGAGTAAAGAACACTTCATGAAAGCGCTGGCTCAAGAGTACGGAACTGTCAAGCAGGTGTCCGACTCATTTATTCGCCCTGCACTGGACTATAACCGCAACAAAGTTCTACGGATCCTCTCCGTGGAAATTCGAGACCGTATTCAATCCAACCGGTAGCGCTCCGCTGCCTATTCACAGAAGAGAGAAAACTATGGCTGATAATAAATCATCGCCTGAATACGCGATGCTGCCAGCTGGCACCGTTGTGAAATTTGGCGAGGTGGGGGCCGCTGCGGCGGCAATGAAGGCGCTCATCAACTGCAAGGGACTCGGTGCTACCGGGCAAACGGGGAGTTTTGTCGACTGCACCACGCTTATTGATCAATCGAAACAGTTCATTTCTGACCTGCCAGAAGGGCCGGAGAAATCACTCGGCTTTATTGATGATCCAACCAATACCGATTTTGCTGCATTTCTTACTGCTGCTGAGCAGCGCAAGACCGTGCAATTCTATGTTGAATTGCCAAATGGTCGAACGGCAACCATGTTGCTGGCGCTGTCCGGCTGGCAGATGAATGAGATCACTGCGCCGGCGAGTGAAGTTATTCAGGTAACTGTGCAGGGTAAACAGAATAATCTTGTCTGGGGGGTTGTACCTGCACCTTCTGGTGCTAAAGCGTAAAACGCTACTTCTCCAATAGCCGCTTTCGGGCGGTTTTTACGTCAAATTTAGGTAAAAGAACATGACTGCAAAAACTGCAAAATTCGATTTTAAAGCTCTGAAATCTGCGCTCTTAAAGCCTACGAATACCGCGATTGAAACTACCCTTTTCGGTGTGCAGGTTTTCATTCGCCGGCTGACAGCATCGCAGTTAATTGAACACGAAGAACAGCTCGACGCCGCAGCAAAAGAATTGGATGTTCGCGGTTCTTCGTTGATGAGCGTGCAACTCATCCTTAACTGTCTGGTAAATCCCGATGGTTCGCCAATCAAACCAGAAGATCTGCCGACAGCTAATGAACTGTTGGAAGCGCACGATAACGCCACGCTGATTGACGCTATCGTGACAGTGAAAAAACACTCACTGGGTAAGCTGGAAGAAGCCGCAAAAAACTAACTGACTCGCCCTGGCTGATGTTCATTTTCCAGCTTGCCGATCGTTGGGGCGAGTCTGACCCACGAAAAATTGCCGACCTCCCTGTCGAAATACTTCTTCACTGGCGGGCGTATTTTATCAAACAGGGCGTTCTCGGCTCCGATGATGAAACACCACCTTCCATTCCTGAAACAGAGCAGTTACCGATTCCTTCTCCTGTGCAGGATGAGTGTGCTGCCGTAATGCGGGCGTTAATGTAATGGCTGACGTGGCATCACTGGCGGTCGGGCTTCACCTGAACGCCGCAAACTTTAAATCCCAGCTGATAGGTGCTTACGGTGACGCGGAAAACCAATCGCGTAAATTCAACCGAAGCACTCAGGACGATGCGAAAAAGACCGATGCCGCGTATGCCAAGGTGGGATCAACCATTACCGGTCTCGCTGGGCGTCTGGCAGCTTTTGCCGGTGTTGGCTTGTCGCTCGGCTCCATCATCAATACGTCGCGACAGTATGGCCAGGCACTTTCTGACCTATCGGCTATTACGGGTTCTACCGGCGAACAGCTTAAGTCGCTCGACGCTGCGGCGCAGGAAATGGGGCGCACTACTGAATACAGCGCCAGCCAGGCAGTCGAAGCGCTGAAACTGATGGCATCAGCCAAACCCGAGCTTCTTCAAACTGCAGATGGACTGACTCAGGCGACAAAAAGCGCGCTGGTTCTGGCGCAGGCCGCCGGTACCACGTTGCCAGATGCAACCAAAACGCTGGCACTATCGCTTAATCAGTTTGGTGCCGGAGCCAACCAGGCCGATCGTTATATTAACGTACTGGCCGCCGGCGCTAAATTCGGGGCGTCAGAAATTACCGACACGGCCGCCGCGATTAAAACCGGTGGCGTGGCCGCTGCACAAGCCGGGGTTGGGTTCGAACAGTTGAATGCCGCTATTCAGGTGTTGGCGTCCCGAGAAGTGAAGGGCAGCGAGGCCGGGACAGCCCTGCGCAACGTGATCCTGAATCTCGAAAAAGGGACAGACAAAACCCTGAAACCTTCGGTCGTAGGGTTGAGCGGCGCGCTTGAAAATCTGTCAAAGAAAAACCTGTCCACTGCCCAGGCGGTGAAGCTGTTTGGCGTAGAGAATCTCAGCGCCGCGTCAATTCTGGTCGATAATCGACGCAATCTTGAGGACCTGACCAAATCATTGACGGGAACCCAAACGGCCCATGAACAGGCTTCCATCAGGGTGAACAACCTCAACGGTGACCTGATGGGACTGACCAGTGCCTTTGAAGGGTTGATCATCAAAGTAGGGCAAAGCGGTAACGGGCCGTTGCGTTCCGGCGTTCAAAGTATTACTGAAGCCGTTGGTCTGTTATCCGACAATTTTAACGCTGTTGCATCGGTAGCCCTCTACACACTGATCCCTATTCTCTCTACGAAGCTGACTGCGGGTATTCGTAGCAGCACCGGCGCTTGGTTGGAAAATCAAAATGCAGTCAGGGCATCAGCACTCGCCCAGGCAGACGGCGCTAAAAAAACGCTTGAAGCAACAAAGGCGGGTCTGGCCCGGAATGACGCCGAGTTTGGTTACTACCGGCAGATGGAGAAAACCAATAAGGAGTATGGCCTTAACGTTAAATATAAGGACGACTTCAACCGGTTGATCCGGGAAGAAACTGAACTAACCAGAACCTCAGAACGAGCCAAGCTCAGCCTGGCGGCGGCAAATCGCCAGCTGTCTGTTTCTGCCCGGGCGGCCTCCGTAGCTGTTGGACTGGCTAAAGGCGCTTTATCTCTGGTCGGCGGCCCACTTGGCGCTGCGATGTTGGCTGGATCTGCCATTTTCTATTTTCATCAGCAAAACATAGAGGCTCGGCAGTCTGCATTAAGTTTGAAAGATGCAGTGGTAGAAACTACTGCAGCGCTCATGCAGCTTTCGGATAAACAGCTGGCGGTTAAACAGTTGGACCTGCAGGACCAGTACCAAAATCAGGTCACGCAGAAAAACCAGATCATCAAAGAAATTCAGGATGCAGATAGCCGGATCGGCAGCCTGCAAAGTTTTGACCCATTCGGTCAGCTTGGCGGCGTTCAGTCCGGGAAGGCTCGGGCAGAAGCACAGCTTGAAGATGTGACAAAAGGCATCGATAAAGCGAAGGATTCACTGGAGAACGTCAACAAGGCGCGTTTCCTTGTTCAGACGAATGTAGCCGGGTTTGCCAACAATCTGGCCAGTGATGTCAAAGCGATCACTGATGCGGGAAAAACACCGCAGGCCCCAACGAGTCCTTGGGGCGGCGAGGATGCCGCAAAGGCTGACAAAAAAGGCCTGCAGGCGTTAAAAGCCTATCAGCAGTTACGGCAGGAAATAGAGAAAGAGCACGCCAGCAGTCTTGCCCGGATAAATCTGGAAGAGGCCGGTGCTCAGCAAAAACTGCTGACGACAGCAAAAGCAGCCGGCGTCGGTCAGGCCGATATGCAGAAACTCACTCTTCTGAATGCCCAGAATTATCAGAAACAGCGCGTTGAGCTTGCTGAACAGTATTCGCCGGGTAAAACGACGATTCGAAAAGAGCAAGAAACCAGCAGGGATCTGAAAGACCTTCTCGATGCGCGCCTGCTTACTGAGCAGGAATATCAGGCAGCCAGACTAAACCTCAGTCAAAGTTCCACGCGGGATATCCTGAAAGCGCAGGCAGACGCCGCTGCGGCACCTAAGCAAAATATCGCGGGTGAAGTTGACCCGGTTATCCAGCTGCAAAATCAGCTGGTCCAGCAACAGAGTCTTTATCAGGCCTATTACGACAACGGACGTATTAATAAAGAACAATACGAGCGTCTTATGGTTAAGGCCTCGGAAGACTCTGCTGAGGCACAATACAACTCAGCACTCGGGCTGTACACCGGGCAGAGCAGGATCAATAAGTTAACGGTCGGGCTGGTGGATACGGTTAAGGAAAGGATGACGAATACCCTGACCGGTCTGCTAAACGGCACGAAAGATTTCAAGGATGGCATGAGCAACCTGTTTGCCAGCCTCTCTCAAACCATCATCCAAAACCTTATCGACATGGGCACGCAGGCTTTACTGACGCGGACAATCCTGTCCTCGTTTATGAGTTTTGGCGGTGCGGCCGCCGGCGGAGCATCAGCCGCCGGTTCGGCGGGCAGCACCGGCGCTATGGGTATGGGCACCGGTTTTAGCAGTTATGTTGCTAATGCTAAAGGTGGCGTTTATTCATCGTCGGATCTCAGTGGTTTCAGTAACAACGTTGTCAGCTCTCCCACCATGTTCGCTTTCGCTAAGGGGGCTGGCCTAATGGGTGAGGCTGGTCCCGAGGCAATAATGCCGCTAACGCGTGGCTCTGACGGTTCCCTCGGCGTGCGTTCTGTCGCTGATAGCAGTTCAAATGCTACCGGCACGTATCCGGCCCCGCAGATAACCCTCAACATTTACGGCGGGGAACAGGGAACCGACAATTCACAATCCACTGCGGGTTTTGAACAAATGGGAACAGAGTTGATGAAGTTGGCGCAGAAAACCTACGTCGATATGCGTAATAAGGATCTGAGGCCCGGCGGCGCACTTTGGAGGAACAGCAAATAATGGCGATTGAAACTTTCACGTGGAGTCCTCGCCTGAATGCCAGTGCGGACACCACATTCCGTGTCCGCACTGCGCAATACGGTGATGGTTATTCACAGGTTGCCGCTGATGGGATCAACCCCAAAAAGGAAAGCTGGGATCTTAGTTTCGTCGGAACCGAGGCGTATATCGCGGCGATTAAAACCTTTCTTGAACGTCATGCTGGCAGTAAATCATTTCGCTGGACACCGCCACTTTCCACGCTGGGGTTATACCGCTGCAAGTCCTATAAACCAACGGCAACGGGTGGCAATAATTACTCGCTGTCGGCCACTTTTGAGCAGGCCTACCAGGCATAGGGGAAAATATGTCGTTCAACGCATTAATCCAGCAGCCTGAACCGGGGGGAACGGTCAGGCTGATTGAGGTGGACGGTACTGAGTATGGTGCTGAAATTTTACGTTTCCATAACGACACACTGCCTTATACCGAAGAAGAAATTCTGGCCGCCGGGGATGATGAAACTAAACTGTCGGGTAAAACCATCTGGTGGCAGGGTATCGAATACGGGCCGTGGCCTTTTCAGGTTGAAGGTCTGGAGATGTCCAGTGACGGGCAGGCGGCTCAGCCTAAACTCACAGTGGCCAACATCAGCGGCGTTGTGACGGCGCTTTGCCTTACCTTTGACGACATGGCGAAGTTTAAGGTGACGGTCCATGACACGTTTGAAGAATTTCTGGATGCACGTAATTTCTCCGGCGGTAACCCAGCGGCTGATCCGACTGAAGAGAAAGTGCAGGTTTACTATATCGACCGCAAATCCTCCGAAGATGACGAAGGCGTAGAGTTTGAGCTGGCAAGTCCGGCGGACCTGCGCGGTATACGGATCCCTACGCGCCAGATTCACAGTCTCTGCACCTGGTGCATGCGAGGTTGGTACCGTACTGGTCGCGGGTGTGATTACGCTGGCACACGTTATTTCGACAAGAAGGGAAATCCGGTTGACGACCCCAGCAAAGACGAATGCGGCGGGTTGCGAACTGACTGCCAGAAGCGGTTTGGCGACGGTGAGCCAATCCCGTTCGGCGGCTTCCCTGGCTCTGCCCTGATTAAAGGCTAAATTATGAGAGAGAAAACACTCAAAGCTATCATGGCCCACGCGGAGGCAGACTACCCAAACGAAGCCTGCGGAGTAGTGGCTCAGAAATCACGGGTCGAACGCTACTTTCCGTGCCGGAATCTCGCCAGTGATCCCACCGAGCAGTTTCATCTGGACCCAGAAGGATACGTAGAGGCCGAAGATTGGGGAACAATCATCGCTATCGTGCACAGCCACCCTGACGCCACGACGCAACCCAGTGAGCTCGATCAGGCGCAATGCGATAACCACGAATTACCTTGGCACATAGCCAGCTGGCCAGAGGGGGATTTACGGACCATTCAGCCGCGGGGCGATTTGCCGCTGATAGGGCGTCAGTTCGTACTCGGACACACCGACTGCTGGGGGCTGATAATGTCCTACTTCCGGCAGACGCACGGCATCGAGTTGAAGGATTACCGTGTAGACCGGCATTGGTGGGAATCTGGCGAAGAAAATCTGTACATAGATAACTGGTACGAGTGCGGTTTCCGGGAGTTCTCAGGGCAGCTACGCGCCGGGGATATGGTGATCATGCAAGTATCGGCACCAGTGGCGAACCACGCCGGGATACTGACTGATGATGGCATGCTGCTGCACCATATGTACGGCATGTTGAGCCAGCGCGTTCCGTATGGCGGCCAGTGGATGGACCGGACCATAAAAATAGTCAGGTATAAAGATTTGCTCTGATTCTCTTTTCAGATCGTGTGGGGGTGCTAATATCAACTTCTGAAATCAGGAGGATTTAATGATAAAAGCAACTTGCCTGTTGGCAGCGCTTCTTCTAACCGGCTGTGCAGTTACACCATCAGAAATGCGTGACGCTAAGCCCTACGCTACGTTTGTATCAAATAAAAGCGCAGATACACTTTCTCGCTGTATAGCAAATAATATGGAAACCCATAGTTACGCGGGACTTTCTACGCAAATTAATTTCCGACCAATTGAAAATGGAATAAGCATAGCCTCCCAGGGTAATTTTGAACTTATTGACATAAAAAGTAGCAAGCATACTACTGATATACGGTTCTACTCAGCAACGACTCATACTTGGGTCGGAGGAAATCAGGGTAGGCTGGATAATACAGTGAATGACATACAGACATGCTTATAACTAAGGCCGCGCTCAGCGCGGTTTTTTTTGGAGAAATTTATGCCCCAGATGATTTCAGAAGAACTTACCACCATTAAACTCAGCGGTTCATTAGTAAGGTTATTCGGTCGTGAGCATCAACGAGTAGTAGTTAGAACTAAGGATGCTATGAAAGCATTGTGTGTAACCCTCCCCGGATTTGAACAGTTCCTTATAAACTCAAAGCAACGCGGAATTACCTTTGCGATATTTAAAGGTAAGAGAAATGTTTGTAAGGATGATTTAGAGAATCTTAATTCGGGTAAGGAAATTCATATAGTACCGGTGATCATAGGAAGTAAAAGAGCTGGCATGTTCCAAACTATTCTCGGTGTCGCGATAATTGCCGTATCTGCCTATTTCAGTGCTGGAACCTCGATTGGTATGGGAGCGGGTTTTGGTGCTGCTGGTGGTTACGGTACTGCGACACTGGTTGGTGCATCACTGGCGTTGGGCGGTGTTTCTCAGATGCTTTCACCGCAAGCAACCGGCCTTCGAACCCGGCAAGATCCAGACAATAAACCTTCATACGCTTTCGGCGGCCCGGTAAACACTACCGCGCAGGGCAATCCGGTCGGCGTGGGATACGGTCAGCGTGAGATAGGAGGTGCGATTATTTCCGCCGGTATCTACACCGAGGATCAGCAGTAAAATAACACTCCATTACTGAGGTTTTATCGCCTCGAAATATTACACATTAAAGGTCACTTCGGTGGCCTTTTTTAATGGGCGCAATATGGCAACTTCTACTCTCATTAAAGGCCGTAAAGGTGGCAGTAGTGGCGGAAGTACGCCGACAGAATCACCTGATGATCTGCAGTCTATAGCCGTTGCAAAAATACTCGTTGCGCTTGGGAACGGTGAATTTGCTGGTGGCCTCGATGGCTCAAGTATTTACCTCGATGGTACGCCGATCGGTTCCCAAAATTACGAAAACCTTAAATGGGAATTCCGTCCCGGCACCCAGCAACAAACTTACATTCAGGGCATGCCGAGCGTAGAGAACGGCGTCACGATTGATTCCGAGATCACCAGCGCATCTAACTGGGTGCGTTCGGTTACGAATACCCTGCTGGATGCTTTACGACTGACCTTCAACTGGCCGGCGCTTCAGGAGCAGAGGACTAACGGCGACGTGGTGGGCTATCGGATTGAATACGCCGTTGACCTGGCAACGGATGGTGGAGCTTATCATGAAGTGATTTCGACGGCTGTAGATGGCAAGACTACAACAACCTACGAGCGCAGCCACCGCATCACGCTACCCAAGGCCACAACAGGCTGGCAGGTTCGCGTACGTAGGCAGACACCAAATGCCAACAGTGCACGTATAGCCGACACGATGAAACTCGGCATGCTGACGGAAGTAATCGATGCAAAGTTACGTTATCCAAATACTGCGCTGCTTTATGTTGAGTTTGATGCAAAACAGTTTCCGAACCGTATCCCGCAGATAACGTGTAAGCCGAAAATGCTTATTGTTCGGGTACCGGATAACTATGATCCCATCAGCCGGACATATACAGGTACCTGGTTGGGTAATTTCAAATGGGCGTGGACCAATAACCCGGCATGGGTGTTCTACGACATAGTGACTTCTCAGATGTACGGTCTGGGCCAGCGCATCGATGCAAGTCAGATTGACCGCTATGAGCTGTACCGCATTGCTCAGTATTGCGATCAGCTTGTACCTGATGGGCGTGGTGGCTCGGGTATGGAACCGCGTTTCATCTGTGACGTCTATATCCAGTCACAGGAAGAAGCCTGGACCGTGCTGACTGACCTCGCCGGTATCTTTCGTGGCATGACCTACTGGTGGGATAATCAGATGGTGGCGCTGGCGGATATGCCGCGTGATATCGATTTCACCTATACCCGTGCCAGTGTCATCAATGGAAAATTCACATACTCCTCGAGCAGTGAACGCACACGCTACAGCACCGCGATGGTCGGCTGGTCAGACCCAATAAATCATTATGCTGATGCAGTTGAGGCGGTTTCTGATCCTGACCTTGTTCGCCGGTACGATTTCAACCAGACAGAAATTACTGCTATCGGTTGTACGCGCCAGTCCGAGGCAAACCGCCGTGGCCGCTGGGCGCTGTTAACAAATGCCAAAGATAGCCTGGTCACTTTTAGTGTGGGGCTGGACGGTCATTTATCACCACCTGGTCGAATTATAGCTGTTGCAGATCCGCAACGTGCCGGCCGCGCTATGGGTGGCCGTGTGAGTACGGTATCTGGGCGAAATATTACCCTCGACCGTGTTGCTGACGTAAAAACAAATGACCGATTGCTGCTGAATATGCCCAGCGGGAAATCTCAGGCCAGAACAGTTCAGGCTGTTGTTGGCAAAGTAGTGACAGTTACCACTGCATACAGTGAAACGCCGCTCCCCCAGGCTGTCTGGGCAGTGGATGCTGATGACCTCTTTGTGCAGCAATACCGCGTGACCAGCCTGGCGGATAACGGTGATAACACGTTCACCATCTCAGCCATCTTTCACGATCCGGACAAATACGAACGCATTGACACCGGTGCGCGAATCGAAGACAGGCCGATCTCGGTTATCCCACCCGGCGTACAGGCGCCTCCGACTGGCATTGTTATCAGCAGTTTCTCCTCCGTTAGCCAGGGTATTGCCGTTACGACCATGCACGTTCAGTGGAATGCAGCCGACAATGCGATTGCGTACGAAGCCCAGTGGCGCAAAGACAACAGCAACTGGATCTCTGTTCCACGCACTTCAGCATCCTCTTTCGATATCACTGGCATTTATGCCGGCCGCTATCTGGTCCGGGTACGTGCTATAAACGCCAGCGACATTTCCTCTGTCTGGGCAACATCAGTAGAGACTCAGCTCAACGGGAAGGAGGGCGCACCGCCGAAACCTGTAGGGTTCCGCACGACGCCGATTAACTGGGGCATTCAGCTTGATTGGGGATTTCCTGATGGCGCGGAAGACACCCGCAATACCGAAATACAGTACGCGCTCAGCGGTGATGGTGCCGATGCATTATTGCTTACTGATGTCCCTTATCCTCAGCGCACCTACGTTCAACAGGGTCTGAAAGCGGGCCAGATATTTTGGTATCGCGCTCAACTGGTGGATAAGACCGGCAACGAGTCGGGTTATACCGACTGGATCCGAGGCATGGCGAACGACCAGGCGGGCGATTACCTCGGCGACATTGCTGATGGGTTCCTGAATGACGAAGACGGTAAGCGGCTTAGTGAGCAAATCGGCGGAAGCATTGAAGCAATTCTTCAAAATGCTATTGCTAACAACTCTGGTATTCAGCACCAGTATGCGCAACTAGGGGCTGTCAGGGCTGATGTCCTCATTGTCACAACAACAGTGGCCACAACCCAGCAGGCTCTCGCTGACCTGACAACAACCGTTCAGGCCAATTACGAGCAGAACGTCGCGGCCATCGAACAGAAGATGACATCTGTTTTTAACCAGGACGGTTCAGGCAGCGCCATTTATAGCCTTAAAGCTGGCGTGAACATGAACGGCAATTATTACGACGCGGGAATGTCGATAGCCGTTATTGCAAATGCTGGTCAAGCAGTGACAAGCCGTATCGCGTTTAAAGCCGATCAGTTCGTATTAATGAGCAACTCAGGCAGCGGGCAATATTCACCTTTCGCTATAGTCGGCGGCCAGGTGTTTATGAATTCAGCATTTATTCAAGAGGGAACAATAACCAACGCTATGATTGGAAACTTTATTCGATCCAATAATTACGTTGCAGGTACGCAGGGATGGAATTTGGATAAAGGGTCTGGGTTTGAATTTAATGGTGCTGTTGCAGGGCAAGGGCGAGTGTTAATTAATAGCGAGGGGCTTTCTGTCTTTGATGGAAGCGGGAATTTAAAAGTTAAAGTCGGGAAGTTATCTTAATGTATGGAATAGCGACCTATGGCAGCAAGATGTTTAACCTAGCCGGAGCCAGGCCTTTAACCTATGTAGGCACAATGGATGTGCCGATAACACTTGGGAAAAACAATAATGCCTTCCAAAGCTTTGCATCTGTATGTCCCGCCGGTAGTACGCTGATAGCAATACCTGATAACGTGAGTTGCCCGCTAAGGCCGTCAGTCAGCAACGTTCTCGATTATCGCGGCCTGGTAATATCAGTAGACAACGCAGCCCGGAGTGTGTCATTAAACTTAAACCTCGATTATACCGGGGTCAATTATAGCTTTGCTGGAGCACCCTCTGAGAGACCATCGAAGGTAAATGTTTTCTGTATATATGCTGAAGCCTCAATTGACGGTTATGGAATTAAAGTTATAGGCGGCGGACAATTCCCCTATGTTGTGGATAGTAGATATGGGATGTTTTTAAGCTATAAATGGGACGGGATATTTACTGGTAATTTAACATTGCCTGTTGCAGATAATGCCATTGTTTTTTGCTCATGGAATAATCCTGATGTAGCAATTGTATATGATACGGCCTCAAAGACATTAAAAGGTTATTACAATGGCGGTAGTCAGTCAGGAATATCCATTTATTTAAAAGTTTGCGCGTTCTCGATACGGGTCCCAGTTATGCCAGCATGGGGCATTGCTATATACGGCGCAGATGGACGAGTTAGTTTCACAAGTGAAGAAACTCCCATGCTTTATAGGGGGCAGATAAACACGCCGAACTCCGGTAATGCAGCAACGTATTTTAGCGATGCTGACCAGGCACAGGGGCCGATGATACCCGTTTTCCGAATTGGAGGAAGGTTAGCTACAGGTGTTTGGTTTCATCTTGGAATTATTCGAACAGGCAATGCCATAGTCGGAGGTGGCACGAATATCGTCGCTACCGGGGATACCAGTGGACGGAACTACGACACTATCAGTTATGACAGCAAGCCAATCCCATTCATCTGGGCATCAGACTATTTTTAAGGATTCGATATGACCTGGTATAACACCGGCACAGTAAAAACCACAGCGAATAGCGCCGTTGTAATGGGGACTGGAACGGCATGGACAAACTCGGGCCTGCGGCCAGGTGACATGCTGCTGATTGGTTATAACACTGTCAGCCCGCGGTCCTTTGAGATTAAGAGTATCGACAACGATACGCAGATCACGCTAGTTATCGCTTTCCCTGTGGCAGTGACGGAGGCTGCGTACGTTGGTATCCCGATGCTCTCCGGTGACCGCACAGCGATCACGATGACGCTGGCGCAGCAAATCACGAAGGCATTCGCCGACAATCAGACAATGCAGGCTGTTTGGCAGACATTTTACACGTCACCCGGCACGGTTAGTTTAACGATGCCTGGTGGGTTACTTGTCTCGGGTTCTTCTTTCGCTAAATTGACCGCAGACATGGTGGATAAGTTAGACAAATCTCAAAACCTAAGCGATATCCCAGATAAAGCGGCCGCCAGAATATCTCTTGACCTGAAGGGGGCTGCAGTTCTCGATGTAGGAAAAAAAGCTGGAACTGTCGCTGCAGGTGATGATTCAAGAATCGATGGAGCATTACAGCGATCCACCGGCGGCACATTGAATGGCAATCTAACCTGTGCAGGCAATTCTCTGGCTACTTTCAATGGTGGTGTTCTTATAAGTTTGGCTTCGGGTCTTACAATGCCTGGGCGAGTAGCTGGTACGGAAGGAAATAATAACAACATATCTTTAGTTTCTGGTGATGGTTCCACTGCCTCATCCGACTTTGCTGGAGCCCATAGATATAATTGGTATGGAGATTTCTGGATTGCTGGCATTACGCGCGGACCGGGCAGGGACTCCCTAAGCTACTCAATTTATTACAATGGCGCGGCCACTGGCGCATATAAAGTATGGGCATTCAATCGCGATGGTTCGGCTTCAGGGGCTGGTCCATGGGTGAATGGTTCAGACAAAAGGCATAAATCCAAAATACAGGCAGTTGAAAGCCCATTATCTGCCGTCTGCAGTTGGCTCGGATGCTCGTATGATCTTCAGGATGGTGAGCGGTCCGTAGGGCTTATTGCTCAAGATGTAGAGGTTTGGTGCCCGGAGGCTGTAAAAACCTATGGCCCACGGGAGTTTAGTGACAAGAGTGTGGTAGAGGATTTCAAATATATGGACACCTCCGGTGTCGCTGCTGCCTATCACACGGAAGCCATCAAGCAGTTATTCAAACTTGTAGAGCTGGCTCTTGAGGATCCTGATGCTTGCAGAGCTCAGATAAATGAGATTAAAGCGGCAATGCTGGACGGTACGCAGAGTGAACAGGCGTCATAATTATCTTTCCTTCCCGATCAGCACCATAACGGCTACTTATAAACTCTGGCTTCCCAACACCCAAAAAGCATGATTATACTGTATGTATAACCAGTTATTTCAGGCGTGCATTATGAATCTCTTTTACCCAATTCCAGAACCTTCAAAGCTTTCGATACCCTTTTTCCAAGACAAAGTGCAGGCGGGTTTCCCTTCGCCTGCGCAGGATTACATTGAAAAAGGCATCGATCTTAATGAGCTTTGCGTAAATCACCCAGCAGCCACTTATTTTGTAATGGCAACCGGCATGTCTATGGTCGATGCGGGAATTTATGAAGGTTCAATGTTGGTGGTTGACCGGAGCCTGCAGGCAAAACACGGAGATATCATTATCGCAGCACTGGCAGGTGAATACACCGTCAAGCGCCTGTGCACGCACCCGGTTTTCCAACTCGAACCAATGAATCCTGATTTCCCTCCAATTATCTTGCATGACGGCGGCGAGGACTTAGAAGTTTTTGGCGTCGTGACATTCAGTATTAACGGGTTTCAGTGATGTTTGCCTTGGCAGATGTGAACAGCTTCTATGCCAGTTGTGAGACTGTGTTCAGGCCGGATTTGAAAGGGCGACCAGTAGTAGTTTTAAGCAACAATGATGGCTGTGTAATAGCCAGGAATGCCGAAGCAAAATTACTGGGCGTTCCGATGGGTGCTCCGTTTTTCAAAATGCGTGAGCTGTTCGAACAGCATAAGATTGTCACTTTTAGCAGCAACTATGCGCTTTATGCCGACATGTCGAACCGAGTAATGACAGTCCTAGAAGAAATGTCACCTGCCGTTGAAGTGTATTCAATCGACGAGGCCTTCATGAACCTCCAGGGAGTCAGTAACTGCAAAAATCTTGAGGAATTCGGGCGTGAAGTAAGAGCAAAAGTTTTGCAGTGGACGGGGCTGACTGTGGGTGTAGGGATCGGGCCAACAAAAACCCTCGCAAAGCTTGCCAATCATGCAGCGAAGAAATGGACAAAGACCGGAGGGGTCATCGATTTATCACTGCTTGCCAGGCAGCGTAAGCTAATGGCTCTGGTAGAGGTGGGGGACGTGTGGGGCGTTGGTCGTCGAATATCGAAAAAGCTGAATGACATGGGGATCAAAACTGCTCTGCAATTGGCGGACACCCCGACGCCACTGATCCGCAAACACTTCAACATCGTCTTAGAGAGAACTGTGAGAGAGCTACGCGGGGAGCCTTGCTTGGAGCTTGAAGAATTCGCCCCTACAAAACAGCAGATCGTCTGCTCCCGTTCGTTTGGTGACCGCGTGACGGAATATGACATGATGCGAGAAGCAATATGCAGCCATGCAGTACGAGCTGCTGAGAAGTTGCGTGAAGAGCGCCAGTTCTGCAGACATATTTCAGCATTCGTCAAAACGAGTCCGTTTGCTGTGAACGAGATTTACTACGGCAAGACGGCAGGCACAAAACTTCAAATCCCCACGCAGGACAGCCGTGACATTGTAGCGGCGGCCACAACATGCCTCGATGCTATCTGGCAGAACGGCCACCGATTTCAAAAGTGTGGTGTGATGCTGGGTGATTTCTACAGCCAAGGTATCGCACAACTGGGGTTGTTCGATGAGTACAAGCCACGCTCTAACAGTGAGCAGCTGATGGCCGTCCTCGATGGTATTAACCACCGCGGAAAAGGGCGGGTATGGTTTGCTGGACAGGGAATACAAAAGAGCTGGGAGATGAAACGCCAGATGCTTTCACCCGCTTATACAACGCGATTTGCAGATCTGATGAAAGTTAGACTCTGA